CCGGCGATGGTGACGAGGTTGGTGTTGGCCGTCACCGATGCGGTGGCGGTGGAGGGTCCGTACAGGGCCATAGGCGAGCGTCCTCAGAAGCGAGGGGAGAGCAGAGCGGAGTTGTTCGTGGACGGGTGTGGAAGGCGCGGCGGCGCTCAGCGCTTCGTGACGACAGCTTTCAGCTGCGCGTAGTTGATGCGGCCTGAGCCAGCGATGCCCGTGAATTTGTATAGAAGCGCAACCCTGCGGCTCGTCCCCGCCGGCAGGATCTCGAAAGAGGCTGCGCCAGACGTGATGGGGGTGCTGACCGTAACGGAAGGCGCGCCTCCACCCCCTGCTGAGGCGTTCGCAACAGCGAAGGAGGCTGGCGTGTATGGCTGGCCGTCGAGCCCAATCGCCACCTCAAGACGCGTCGTGGTGATGAGGTTGGCGTTACCGTTGGCGGTCGCGGTCAGGATCGCCGTTCCGCTGAACAGCAACGACCAAATATCATCAGGCGCGATTGTAAATCCGGTGCCTGGGATTTCACGCCACTGATCCGAGAAGCCGCCTGGATCCAAGTCCTGAACAGCCAGAGACCTTGGGTCGTTGACCGCGCCGGGCAGGATGGCTTGCTGCGTCACCCGCAGGCTATTCACGGTGAGCGTCTGCCCGTCGAAGGTGAACGGGTAGGACAGGCCGCCGTTGGCCGTGATGGCGAACAAGTTGGCGTCGATAACGACCCGCGACGAGCCGTCTGCTGACATATCCATGAACAGACCGGAGTTGCGAAAGACCCCATTCCGATCTGTCGAAAGCTGGATCGAGTACCGGGCCACGACCCCCGGAGCACCATTGGCCGAGACCGCCTCGAACTTGATCCGCCCGGCTGCGGTGCCCGCATCGGTGCGGGCAAAGACCTCTTGGATCTGGCTGGCGAACGCCTGATCGACGCCGATCCGCGCCTGCTGCTCGTTGAGAAAATAGGCGCGGTCGCTGTCCGTCTGTCCCTTCAGGTTCAGCAGGTAGGCCCGATCAGAGTCGGTCTGCGCGACGAGGAGGTCCGTGCGGCGAGCCTGCGCACCGTCGCCATTGACCCGTGCGTCCCGCTCACTGCTGATGAAGGCGTTGAGATTGTTGACGTGCCCGACCACGTCGGCGCGCAGGCTCTCGATCGTGCTGGCGTTGGCGCTGTCGCCGCTCACCCGCGCGTCCCGCTCACTGACGTTGAAGGCGTTCAGGTTGCCGACGTGCGTGTTGACGTCCGCCCGGAGGCTGCTGATCGCCTGCGCGTTGGCGCTGTCGCCGTTGGCGATCACCTGCCGCGTCTCAACATTGTAGGCGTTGAGGTTTCCGACATGCGTGTTGACGTCGGCGCGCAGCGTGGTGATCGCCTGCGCGTTGGCGGCGTCACCCGCAGCGTAGGACGTGAACAGCGTCTGGATGTTCGCTTCCGTGGTGGCTGTGCGGCCCTCGACGGCTCCGAAGCGTGCGCTGATGCCCTGGAACTGCGTGGCGACCGAGGCGAGGTTGGTCGTCAGCGTCTGGTTCAGGCTGTTGAGCCCGGCCTCGGCCGTGCCGATCCGCGAGATCGCCCCGTCCGTCCGGATCGTCTGCGCGCTGTCGGCGGTCACCCGCGCCTGCGCCTCCGACGTGAGGTCGGCCGAGACCTTGCCGATCTGCGCGGAGAGCAGCGTCTGGCTCTGAACGACCGCCTCGCTGGTGCTGGCGATGGCGCGGGTGACGGTGTCGAACTGCGCGGTAGCCTCTCCACGGAATGCGAGCAGGCGCGTGGAGACCTCCGCAATCGAGCGGCCCGTCTCGTCGATGATCGCGCTGGCGCTGGTCTCGGCCCGGGCCAGGTTCTCCTGAATGGCACCGATCTGCCGGCCGAGCACGTCGGCGAAGCGCGACAGCAGCCCCGGCAGCAGCTTCGTATCGACCGTGCTGGTGCCGGCGGCTGTGACACTGCTGGTGATGCGCCCTTCGGCCGCGGAGATGCGGTTCTCGGCCGTCGTCAGGCGCGTGCCCTGCTCGTTCACCGTGGCGAGCGTCGCCCTCTGCTCGATCGCGGCCGTGTTCGCGCTGATGATCTGCTCGGCCGTGCCGAGGCGCGAGGTGACGCCGTCGATCTGCGCCGAGGTCGCCAGCGTCGTGATCGTGGCTTTCACGGCGTCGAGGCCCAACTGCACCGTCGAGAGGGTGGCGACCAGCTCTGAGATGTCGCCGGCCTGAACCGAGCCGTAGAGCTCGATCTGCCCGCGCAGGGCATCGACCGTGATGGAGAGCGAGGTCAGGCGCTCGCCCACCGCCGTCTCCAGTTGCGACACCGCGGCGATCCGCACCCGCCCCTCGGCACTCAGCACCTCGATGCCGGCTGCCGCCTGGGTGTCCTTCAGGATCGCGACCTCGTGCTGCAGGCGCAGGGAGGCGTCGGTGAGCACGGCGAGATCCTGGCGGACATCGCCGATGATGGCGTCGACGTAGCCGGCTCGCACCTTCGGATCGATGGCAAGCGCGCGCCGTAGCGCGTCGACGCGTGCGCGGGCGGCTTGGCCCACCGCGTCGGCTTCTGCGCCCGCGGCCTCGGCCCGAGCCATGGCGGCGTCGGCCGCCTCTTGAGCCTCGGCGATCTTACCCTGCGCGTCCGGTCCCAGCTTCTCGTAGGGGAGCGGCTGCAGGGTCGAAATGTCGACCGCGTCGCCGCGCACGATCGGCGCCACCGTCGTGAAGGTGGTCTCGGCCTCGCGGCCCGCCAAACCGGTGCTGCCGTAGGCGACGGCGATCAACGTCACCACCTCCTCGGACTGACGGAGCGGACTACGGCCCTCGATCGCCGTGCCGCTCGACAGCCGCTCGCGGGTAACGCCGCCATCGTAGGAGAGCCAGACGTCATAGGAGCGGGCGCCGCGGGGCGGCGCGATGCTCCACACCACCTCGATGCCGGTCTCGATGCGCTCGCACCGGGCTCGGAGCGTCTTGATGTTCGGCAGCAGCGGCTCGGCCAGGGCGTCCGGATTGACCGGAGCCGGGCCGTGCACCTCTTCGCCCAGCAGTTCCCAGATGCGCCGATCGTCCTGCAGCATCTCGATGCGGACATGGTCGGCATCGGTCGGGATCGCCGCGCGCACGACGTAGGTTTCCTGCAGCTCCTCCAGCTCGCCCACGACGAGGGTGGTCGGATCTTGCGTGTCGCGAGCGAGCACATCGGCCAGGGTGAGCCGGGTCGGCCCGTCCAACGTCTGTACGACGCGGGCTTCCGCGATCGCGACGTCGTCGGCGTGCAGCTCGACGCGCCGACCGCCGAGCCCACGTATCCGCAGGATGCCCCATTCCCGACCGAGCCGGGTCCGGATCGAGCCAAAGCCCCACTCGGTGGAGAGGTTCGCGTCGCAGTCGAGGGTGAGGATGCGGCCAACCGCGCCGGCGACGCCGTAGACCACCGGCCCCTTCAGGAACCACAGATCCGACAGAACGTGGTCGCCCGGGTAGACGAGGCGCCCGTCCCATTCGGTGACAACGGTACGGGAGGCACCGCGGAACACCGACACGAGCGCCAGCCACTTGGCGTGACGCAGGGCATGGTCGCCGTCGGTGATGCCCGGCACCTTGTAGCGCCGCGGCGTGCGCGAGGGCGTGCTGTAGCTGTATCGGGCCTCGTCCGGCCGCTTCGGGTCGCCGTCACGGTCGAACTCGACGATGACATCGCCGCCGTCGCCGAGGAGCTGAAAGCTGGCGCCACCGGAGTCGCGCACGATCTGCCGGCGGGTGAGGACGTGACGGGGCTCGTCGCGGCTCTCGTCGCGCACGAACGAATGCACCACGCCGACCTTCACCGGGTCGGCCCGCATCGGCAGCAGCACGGTGCCGGCGGCCTCCCAATAGGACGAGACTTCCGGCAAGGCACCGTCGAACGTGTCGTCGGCCGTCAGTTCGCCGATGTAATGGAGCGCCTTGGCGAGGTCGAAGCCGTCGGGCTGGTCGAGGCCGTACTCATTGCGCACGAGGTCAGCCGCCGCCCACACCGCCTTGCGCGTCGGCTGCTCCGTCCAGGTCGAGCCATTCCAAACCGGCAGGATGCGGGTCGCGAGGACGCTCACGTCGCTGAAGGCGGAGAAGTTCAAGCCAGGGCCCGCGCGGACCTGGATCACGATCTCCGACGTCGCTTGCCGGATCCGGGCGTCGTCGACCAGGCCGACCAGCTCGTCCCAGCTCGCCTTGTTCTCCGCGAAGTCGGCCGCCGGGTAGAGGTTCTGCCCATACACCTCGTAGGCGCCGCGGGCGGGAAGGCGCACGGTCCTGGAGTAGCGAAGGGCAACCGCCGGGCTCAGCACGGGGCCGATGGCGTCGCGCAGCAGCTCAAAGGGCGCGCCCATCGGCGTGCCGCTGACCGGGTCGATGCGGCGCGCCATGAAGACGACGCCGGCGTAGCCCGCAGCCTGGCGCCCGGCAGACGACGTGCGCGACACCGACTGATACGACCAGGACAGGAGGGCCTGATCGACGCTCACACCCTGCGGCGCCAGCCGGAACCACGGCGTGACGGCTGGATTGCCGCCCGGGCGCGGCAGCTCCTGCCCGGCGACGTCGCCGCTCGATACCGCGTCGCCGACGGCGATGTGCGACGGCGTCTCGTACAGGAACTCGACAGCGTTGCCGGCGACGTTGAAGGGCGGCACGAGGCCGGCGTCCTCGGTCCAGAACGTGGCCTCGCCGGCCTTTATGGCGTGGATCTTGAAGCGACCGAGGCCAAGCGTCATCCGCTTGGTCAGGACCATGGTGTCGCCGTCGTAACGGAAGAAGTCGCGCTGCGAGAGCGGAGGCGTGGACCAGCACCGGCCGTAGAGCAGGGGCTTTCGCGCGCCGGCGCGTGGCACGTTCCCGCCGCCGCTGACGCTGTAGAGCGTCCGGTTTTTGGCCTTCGCACCGGCGCCATTGGCGAGCTGCGCCGCGGCGCCGAGGGCCACGCCGCCCACCACCATGCCGACCTGGATGGCGGTGGCCAGCGTGCCCGTGGTCGCGCCGACGCCGGCGCCGAACACCGCAGCACCCGCCAGCGCCGGCGCGGCGTAGGGAGCGATGGCGATCAGCGCGATCGAGGCGATCGCCAGCCCGATACCGAGCGCGCTCTTGCCGCCGCTGCCGCTGCCGCTGCCCCCGCCGCCGAGCGGCAGGATGGTGATGACGACGACGTCGCGCGGGCCGACCAAGGTGCGAACCCAGGTGGCCTTCAGGCGCACGGTTGCATCGCTCGGGACGAGGGAGGCCTCGCCGATCGCGTTGCGATGCACCGACACGAGAATGCGACGACCGACCGGGCGGTGACGCGCGACGATGGTGGAGAGCCGCCGGCGGCGCCCGGCCAGCCGGATCGGTTCGCCGCGGGCCTGGCCCGCCACGTTGGTCAGCGCGACGACAGTCATGGATCAGGCCGGGGCGTGGTAGGAGAGAAGCCAGCGGCGCGACTGCGCCAGCTCGAGCGGGGTGTCATCGATCACGCCGTGCGGGGCGTCAGCGTGCCAGATCCGGCCGCCACCCTCGGCGAGCCAGACTCCGCAATGGTGCTCGCGGCCACGGGCGCGGCCCATCAGCACGAAGGTGCCGTCGATCGGCGCCGAGATCTCGCGCCAGGCGCGGCGCTCGGGATGCGAGGCGAACGCCGCGATCCGCTCGCGGAGGGACAGCTCCTCCCACACCGGGAAGAGCGGCAGCGCCCGGCCGAACAGCTCGCGCTGGATCAGGCTGGCCGCGTGCCAGCAGTTAAACGTGACGCCATCGTAGGGCCGACGGCGCAGGCCTGCGAGGAAGCCCGCCCGCTCGATCACGAGAACAGGCCGGGGTAGTTGGCGCGATCAAAGAAGGCGTTCGGGCCCGTCGGCACGTTCTGATCGCGCCCGTCCGGCCACGACACGGTGCCCTCGGCCGTGTCGGCGGTGAGGTCGACCGTGGTGAGGAGCAGGCCCTCGATTACCTCGTCGGGCCCGGTCACGGCCGCCAGCGCGCCCGGCAGGACGCGGTACTGCCGGAAGGTGATGCTGATCGCCGCGTTGTAGCCGATCGCGCCCTTGAGCGGCCCGTGCAGCAGGTCGCTGACGTTGTCGATCTGGACCTTGCCGTCGGTAGGGCCGTCGTGATCGGCACCGGTGCGGACGAAGGTGAAGGCGCAGGGCGTGTGCAGAACGCGCGGCCCGCCCTCGTCGATCGGCAGGCCGACCTTCTCGGCCGGCTCGCCGGTGGCCGTATCGAGGCCGGTCACGACGTAAATCGGCGCGTCGAAGCTCTCGTGGTCGATCTGCGCCGCCGTCACCACGACGCCCTCTTCGTCGCCCGACGCGTAGGACTCGGCGAGCCCGGCTTTCAAAGTCATGGCAGGGTCACCAATCGTAGACGCGGAGGTTGAAGGTCACGCGGCTGTGCGGGCCGAGATCCTGCTCGGAGACGGCCCCGTCGATGCGGCAGGTGCGGGTGCCGATCCGGCCGGACGGCAGCCGCACGCGCGCGGTGAAGCGCTTGGCGCCGTTGTTGAGAGTGACGCGGACGAACTGCAGGAACAGCTCGAACTCGGCCCGCTTCAGCGTCAGGGTGATGCTGCGCGGGGTCTCGACGGTGAGCGTGCGCCGGCGCGAGCGGCCCGGGCCGTCATCCATCTGCGTTGTCTGCGGGGGCTCGTAGAGCTGAGACGAGCCGAGAGAACCCGCCAGACCGATCAGGTCCGGCAGGCCGGGTGGCCAGGCTTCGATGGTCATGGTTCAGCCCTTGCGGCGTTCGGGTCCGCTGACGGCGCCGGCGAAGGCGCCCTGGCCGCGCATGGCGCGCTGACCGATCGCGCCTTCCAGGTCGCGCAGGAGGATTTGCGTCGAGCCACCCGGGCCGCGGCGCACCTCGGGGGCAGGCGCGGCCATGGTGCGCTGATCGAGGATCTGCACCGCTGGCCCGCCCATGCCGCCGAACCCGCCGCGCGCGATCGGCATCACGCGGCCGTTGGAGTCGGGCACGAAGATCTCCTGCCCCATCTCGCCGACGGTGTAGGGCCGCCCGGCGCTCACGGGGCCGCCGTTGGCGCGGAACACCGAAGCGACGATGCCGGCGAGGCCGCCGACCGCGTTGCCGCCCTCGCTCGCCGCCGGCGCCGTGCCGAGCAGGCCGGCGAGTGGCCCTTGCCCGGTCATCAGCGCCTGCAGGCCGCCGCGGACCATCATCTTGGAGACGTCCAGGAGGATGTTCTGCAGGCTCTTGCCTTCGAGGATCGCGTCCCCGAGAGCGTCGGAGAGGGTGTTGCCGAAGTGACGAGCGGCCTCGGCCGTCTGTCGCTCCTGCTGCTCCAGGTCCTGGAGCTTGTCCTTGTAGGTCGCGGTCGCCTCGGAGGCCGCTTTGGTCTTCGCGATCTGCTGATCGGTAAGCGTGATGCCCTGCTGCTCGGCGGTTTCGCGCAGCTTCGCCAGATTGATCGACGCGGCCTTCTCGGCGTTCGACTTGCCGAAGGCCTCGGTCTCGGCCTTTGCCGCCGCCGTCGACCGCTCCAGGCTGTTGATGAAGCTCTCGACGGCGTCGAAGCTCTCGCTGCCCTTGGAGCCGCTCGGCTTCACCCCGATCCCGTACTTTTCGGGGTTGAGCACCATGTCGAGCGGCCGGCGCGGCGGCATCGGCGGGTTGGCGATCGTGCCCGCCGGCGCCGGCGGCATCTCCGGGCCGATCGGCTTGTCATAGAGCGTGCGGATGCCGAGGGACTTGTCCCGAACGCCGTCCTGGACGACGCCGGCGGCACCGGTCGCGAGCTGCGTGGCGGTCCCGATGTAGCCGTTGGCGAGGATGCCGGCGACCGCGCCGGCCTTATCGCCGAGCAGCTTGCCGAAGAACCCCTTGGCACCCTCGGCCTGGGTCTCCTGGAGCTTGGTGTAGAAGGTGCCGAGGTTCTTGGTCGCCGCGGCGATGCCTTCGACGATGCCGAGCCAGGTGTCCAGGATCACCCGGCCGCTGCCTTCCAGCGCCACCGAGACGAGGAAGAAATCGTTGATCGTCTTGTAAGCCGCATCCAGGCGGTCGCGGAACTCCTGCGCCTGCTGCACCTCTTCCTGCTTGATCAGGTCATCCCGCTGCCGGTCCAGGGCCGCGGCGATGGCCTCGATGTCGAGCCGACCCGAGCGCAGCAGCTCGGCGGTGTCACTGCCGAAGAGCTTCTCGCCCAGATCGATCGCGGCCAGGCGATCGCCGAGGTTCATCAGCTCGCGCATCGCCTGCAGGGCGGCGCGGATCCGCTCCTCGTTGTTCCCGGCGCTGCGGTACTGCGCGATGCCCTCGCCCTCGTAGTTCCGGAGGTATCCGGAGTCGAACAGCTCGGAGAGGCGCTTCTTGACCGGGTCCTCTTCCTCGAAGCGTGGGGTGACGGCCTTGCCCGCGTTCTTGAGCATCGCCTCGACCTCGGCGACCTCGAGCTTTGCCGACTTGGCGCCCTCGAGGAAGCGCTGCCAGAACTCGACGCCGACGCCGGCGCGGCTGGCGTTGTTGCCGAGCGCGATGAACTTCTCGATCTGAGCGTTGGCCTGCTCCACCGCGGAGGACACGAAGGCGAAGCCCGCCACGGCCGCGGTGAGGCCGACGACGCTGCCGATGACCAGCGGCGAGGAGGCGAGCACGCGCATGGTCTGCGCCGCCTCGTTGCGGACCACGCCGTAGGCGAAGGACGCCTGCGCACGGGCGACCGCCGAGGCGCCCGTCATCACCACGCTCGCGGTCTGTGTCTCGGCCGCCGTCTTGCCGATCGCGTTGGCAGTGGCGACGATGGAGAGGTTGGTGTTGGCGGCCGTCGAGAGGCCGGCATTCGCCACCGTGAGGGCGTCCCGGCCGACGTTGGTCGCCAACGTCTTGAAGGTCGCCGCGTAGCCGCCGTTGGCCTCGATGCCCGTGTGCATGGCATCCGAGACCTTGATCATGTTCGCCACGACGGAGGCAGCCAGGTCCTGCATCCCCGACTTCGCGGCGGAATGGTCCGTCGCGAAGCGGATCTTGAGCGGTTCGGCCATGTGCGGGGTCCGCTGTCAGAGGTTGCCGGTGGCCATGGCCTCGGCCCGGGCGGCGAAGAACGCATCGAGGCTCGGCTCCTCGGGCTCTTCGTCGGGCTTGGCTCCGGAGTGGAATTGCCGGAAGCCCTCGAACATCGCCGCCATCTCGGGCAGCGTCAGCGCGTCGACCTGACGGGGCGTGAGCCCCATCATGCCGCCGGATCGATAGAAGACGGAGAGGTCTCCGGGGCTGCGTCGTTCGCCCCCTCCGTCGCCGGATTTCCCGGTGCCGGCACCCCGCTCACGGCTGCCTCGAGGATGCTGCCGGCGAGCTGCAGGTTCTCGGCCAGCGGACGGCCGAGCACGTTGAACCGCATCAGCGTCTCGGCGTCGGCCTGCGAGAGGCCGCCGCCCATCAGCCCGAGACGGATCGTCTCGACGATGTCGTGAGCGAAGAAGCGGTGCGCCGCGAGCCGCACCATGATCTCGCCGATGCCGGCATTGCAGCGCCGCTCCAGCTCGCCGATCTCGCCGATACGCAGCTCGAACTTGAGGGTGCGGCCGGCGAAGTCAGCGTGGAGCGCGGTGGCGGAGGTGTCGGTCTTCATCAGGCCGTCGCGTCCGTCCAGGTCAGATCGCCCTCGCCGCGCATCTGGCCGGTGAACTTGACGACGCCGCCGGCGTCGGACTGGATCTGCAGGTTCTCGTAGAACACCGCGCCATCCCAGTGGCCGCCGCCGTCCGCGACGGGCTTCGCCACCAGGATCTGCAGATAGGTCGGCACGCCGGAGTCCATGTCGGCGTTCATCTGTTTGAAGCTCAGCGGATCGGCAACGCCGGAAACGTTGACCGACCAAGCCGAGCCCTTCGGCAGGGAGCGACGCGCCCACACCTTGTCCGGATTGTCGCAATCCGGCACCGTGGCGTCGTCGTATTCCATGGTCTTCGTCAGCCCCTTGGTGGTGACGGTGCACATGAACTTCGGGGTGGTATCGGCGGCGCTGATCTTGCGCATGCAGCGCAGATCCTTGCCCCCGAAGGGCTGGGCTTGGGACATCGTCGTCTCCGGGTTTTCGAGGGGGGAGGGGATCAGCCGGCCATCAGGCAGGCGACGTCGAACCAGACGGTCTTGATCGCGCCGGGGTCGATCACGTCGCCGGCGCCGTTGATCTTGAGCTCGTCGAGGAAGCCGTCATCGGCTGGGAGCTGCACCTTGGAGAGGGCGGCGATCGCCGCCCGGGCGATCGTCCAGGCCGGCGTCCGGTCGAAGTCGGCCGACTCCGCGAACACCTTCGCGGTCACCTGCCAGGAATAGCCGCAGCCGGTATCGACGGGCACGGTGCGGATCGGGCCCATCGCAATCCACGGCAGCTTGGCCGCGACGTCGTCGCTCGGCACGCTGTCGAACACCTTGTCCTGGACGAGGGCGGCGACCTCGGGAGAGGCGCGCAGCAGCTCCATGATGGCGTCGCGCAGGGCCAGTTCCGGGATCATAGCGGCTCGTTCAGAGTTTCGGCCAAGCGCTGGCCCCGCTCTTCCATCACCGCGTCGACGGCGGGGTAGAAGAACGGCTGCGGCTGCGTGCCTGGATGGGAGCGGGCGGATCTCCGGTTGGCGTTCGCCACGCGGTAGCGCCGGCCGGTCTCAGGGTTGAAAGCGCCGGCGCGAGAGCGGCCGCCGACGGCGACGGTGCCGCCGCGCCGGCCGCCACGCTCGCCAGCCTGAGTGCCGTGCTCGACGAGGAAGGCGTAATCCATCTCGAACCGGCCGCGCGGGTTGATCGCGCTCGCCGTGACCGTCCAGACGTCGTCGACGAGCTGCGCCTGGATGCCGCCGAACAGTCGGCCGCTGTCCCGCGGGACCGCGGCCTGCGCGCGCTCGACGATATCGGCCGCGGCCTCCGCGTCGATGTTCTTCGAGCGCAGCACGAGCTTCACGCTGTACTGAGCCAGGGCGTTGGCGAAGGCATCGACGCCGCTGACGGCGCCCCAGCCGATCCGACCGTAGGAGAGGAGATCCCCGATACCCATCAGGCCGAGGCCTTCCGGCGGCTCACCCTGATCCAGATCCAGCCGGTGCGGTCGGACGGCGGCACCGACTCGATCGCCATGTCTCGGCCGTCAATCACGGCGCGATCGGCGACGGTGAGACTGCGGGTGCGGGCGGTATCCCGCACGCAAATGCTGCCCTCGATCGCGTCGGTGAGCGAGCCTGCCTCCGCGAGCGCCTGGCCCGAGACCGGCCGGAACGCGCAGGCGACTTTCAGCAGCTCGGCGAAGTCGCCGCGGCCTGCCGGCTTACCTGGCACGCGCTCGCGCCGCATGAAGGTGACGCGCTTGTCGAGCTGGCCTGCCTGCATGGTTCAGACCCCGATGGCGCTGTAAGGCGCGAGCAAGCGGGCGATCGTCGGGTTCTCGACGAGGTTCGCCAGGGTCTTGCCGTCCCGGTTGTCGTAGAGGTCCGCGATCGCGAGCAGCATCGCGGAGACGATCGGCGCGGGCACGGCAGCGGCGTTGCCGTATCCGGTGCGGAAGGTCAGGCGGTACGCCGTCGGATCGTTGTCGGCCGCCGGCCAAGACGGCGACAGGACGGCGACACGCGCGCCCGGGCGCGGCACGCTGCGCCAGGTGCCGGACTGCATCTCGACGTAGGCGCCACCGGACAGGTACTCGACCTTGGTCACGGCCTGGATCGGCGGCAGCTCCAGCATGAAGCCCGCGGCAGAGCGTGCGCCGAGAACCGCCCAGGTCGGCCGGTCGGTCACTGCCTCCCAGGTCTGCGTGAGCAGGGCGCGGCCGAGGATGCCAGCGCGGCCGTCGAGATGCTCGTGCGCGGTCGCGATCGCACCCTGGATCAGGCTGCGCTCGGTCTCGTCGAGGTCGGCCTCGTCGAGCCGCAGATGCCGCAGGACGCGATCCAGGTCGACGACGTCGACGCTTGGCGCTTCGGTGCGCGTGTAGACGAGGGGGAGGGGGCGACGGCCCGAGCCACCATAGTCGCAGCCGAACATCATCGCGGATTGCCCTTCGCTTCGCCTTAGGCGGCCTCAGGCGGCGACAGCCGCTCAGTGCGGGCGACGACGGCCGCGGCGAACTCGTCGCCATCCTTGGCCTCGCGTGCCCATTTCTGGCCGATGGCAACGTCGGCGAGGTTGCCCTCGACCGGGTCGCCCTTCTCGAAATCCGCCGGATAGGCGTCGCCGTCGGGCGCGCCCCGAAAAGTCTTGAGCGCGATCGCGCGTGTGTCTGACATGGCCGCCTCGTCTGATCAGCCGTGGAGGGGACGGCCGGGCAGGGAGCCCGGCCGCCGGCGTCATCAGGCGTTGGCCGCGACCTTGTGGAGGCGCAGCGCGGTCGGATCGGTGACGGCTCCGCCCACCCGCTTGCGGGTGTAGAACTGCACCATCGGCTTCGAGCTGTAGGGGTCGCGCAGGATCTGCACGCCGATGCGGTCGATGATCAGGTAGCCGCGCTTCCAGTCACCGAAGGCGATCGGGATGGAGTTGGCCGCCACGTCGGGCATCGCCGCCAGCTCGTGCAGCGGGAAACCGAGCAGCGAGGCCGGCGTGCCGGCGGTGACCGACGGCTCCCACAGGTAGCGGCCCTGGCCGTCCTTCAGCTTGCGCACCGCACCTTGCGTCTTGCGGTTCATCACGAAGGCCGCGCCCGGGGTGCGCTCGCTCGGAAGGTCGTGCACCAGGTCGATGATGCCGTCCGAGGTGAGCGCCGCCGCCGCACCGCTGTTCACGGCCGGGATGACGCCCCAGGGGTGCGAGTTGTCGGTGGCGTAGCGCAGGAAGCCCTTCGGCTTGCCGCCGACGCCGTCGCCGTTCGTGAAGGCCAGGCCCTCCTGATAGGCGAACTCGCCCTCGACCTCGCCGGCGAGCCAGGCGGCGACATCGATGAGCGCGTCCTCGAGGAGCTGCTGCGAGGCCTGCGGATTGGCGTACAGCTCACCGGTGCCGTAGGTGACCTGGGTGAGCTGCGCGTTATTCGTGTTCGGTCGCGCGCCGTTCTCGCCGACCCAGCCCGACGCGGTGCCACGGTCGTTGTAGACCTTCGTGAAGCCCGTGGACGAGATCGACATCACGTTGGCGAGGCCGCGCAGGACCGACAGGATCTTGAGCTTGTCGGTGATGGTGCGGTCCCACTCGATCGGAGCGAGCAAGCCGCCATCCGGGTTCGAGCCGACGGACATCGCCGCGCGCGGGCCGCCGAACTGCGAGGCCTTGATCGCGGCCTCGCCGTCGCCGCTGCGCGCGTAGGCGCTGAAGGCCTTCAGATAATCGGCATCGGCGCCGGCGATCGGACCCGCGCCGCCGCCGGTGATGGCCGAGGCCGCGAGCTTGATCGCCAGCTCGTTGAGCGAGGCCTGCAGCTCGCCGACGGCGCTGTTGATGCGCTCGACCTTCTCGTCCGTGACGGCGTCGGCCTTGCCCTTGAGCTTCAGGTCGTTCTCGGCCTTGAAGTCGTTGAAGGCCTTCTGCAGCGCGGCGAGCACCGCGCTCGGGTCGTTCGCATCCAAGCGCAGCGCATGGCCGCTGATGGCGCGGGGCATGACGAGGGGAACCGCCGCGACGAGCGCCGCGGCCGGGGAAACGTTCATCATCTCGGGGGGCTTTCGGTAGGTCCGGCCTGGCTTCAGGAACGGATGGAGGCGGTCAGCTCGGCGGCAGCGCCGAGCCAGCTCAGGTCGCCAGCGCCGGGCATGGCGGGTGCGGGGCTCGTGGCAGCGCCTGGCGTGCCCTTCACCTTCGCGATCAGCTCGCGGGCCTGTGTCCGCGACATGGACTTGCAGAGGCTCAGCTCGACCTTCCGCACGGCGTTGCCCGCCACTGCGGAGGCGCCGGCTGCCTCGTCGACCGTGACGGCGTCCTCGCCGAAGAGGCCGTCGGCAAAGCCGCGCTCCTTCGCCAGCTCGCCGCCCATGTAGGTTTCGGCGTCCATCCAGGCCGCGATTTCGGTCGGGTCCGAGCCGGTGCGCGCGGCGTAGACGCCGACCATGGCCGCATCGAACGGCTCCAGGAAGTCGGCGGTCTCGCGGAAGTCGTGGCGGTTGCCGACGGCCACGACCCAGCAATTGTGGATCATGATGAAGCTCGCCGGCCCCATCAGGATCTCGTCGCCGGCCATGGCGATGATCGACGCGGCCGAGGCCGCCAGGCCGAAGACCTTCACCGTGATCTTGCCGGGATACTGCTGCAGCCGGTTGTAGATGCCGATGCCCTCGAACATGTCGCCGCCGGGGCTGTTGATGTGGATCTCCACATCGGCGCCGCCGAACCGGTCCAGGGCCTCGCTCACGCTTTCGACCGTGATGCCGCCGCCCGACCAGTGGTCCCGGCCGATCACGTCGTACATCGGGATGACATTGGCCGTCGGTTCGGCCGCACGGATCGCGGCGTTCCACCGGTCGTAGACGTCCGGCTTCGACAGCGCGGCGACGTCGACCTTGCCGGGGAGCTTGATCCGCCCGGGCCGGTCACGGGCCATGACGCGCAGGCCTGCGGCACTCAGGGCCGCTGCGAGCACCAGGATGCGGGCGAGGCCCGCGCTATGACTGCGGATCATCCTCGTTCTCGCCTGCATCGTCGGGATCGGGTTCGAGCAGCTTGGTGGCGTCTGCGCCGGCGGCTGCCATGTTGTGGGGGGAGAGGTAGACGTCGCCCCCGTCGATCGGGTCCATGTCCTCGCGGGCCCGGATGTCGTTCGCGGACAGGTAGCCCCACTGCCGTCCGACGGCGTAACCGGCCGAGCGGGTCTTGAGGTCGCCGCGCACCAGGGCGTTGAGGTTGAAGGCCGCGTAGACATCCGGCTCGTCGATCACCGCGGCGATCGCCTCGGTCCACATCGTCAGCCAGTCCTGCAGGGTGTAAGTGACGAAGCCCTGTGACTGCTGCTCGATGCCCGAGCCCCAGCTCGTCGACTTCGAAGTCAGGCCGACCATGTGCGGCGGCACGCCGAAGAACTGAGCGATCTCGCTCTGACTGAACTCGCGGGACTGGATGAACTGCGCGTCGGCCAAGGTCAGGCCGAGCCGTTCGTACTTCATTCCCTCTTCGAGGATCAGGTTCTTGTGTGCGTTGTCGGCGCCTCGGTAGGCTTCCAGGCTCTCCCGGAGAATGTCCTGCCCTTCCTTCCCGAGCTTGTTCGGGTGAGAGAGCACGCCGCCGATCGTGGTGCCGTTGCGGAATAGCGTCGCCGCGTGGCGCGCCGTCGCCAAGGCCTCGCCGATCGACTCGCGGGCGTAGGTAAGCGCGGAGACACCGTTGATGCCGTCCAGCGTCAGGCCGAGCAGGTAGAACACGTCCTCGTGCGGGAGATCGACCGTTCGGCCGTCCGGCCGCGTGAAGCGGAAGGTCAGCCGGAAGCTGCTCGGGTCCTGCCGGACCTCGACCCGATCCGGAGCGAGGGGAATCAGGGCGATGGGCTTGCGCCCGACGCCCCGAACGATCTGCGCCACTCCCTTGCCCCGCAGGAGCACGCAAGCCTGCATGTAGCGCTTGAACACCGCCGGCGTCTGCCAGGGGTTCGGCTTCTTGCGCAGCAGCGTCCAGAGCGGATGGTCGGAAGCATCGATCCGGCGGTTCGCGTCGAGCCGGCGCTTCAGGTCGATCGGCAGCGTCGCGATCGCGCCGGTGATGAGAGACGTGCAGCGGAAGACAGTCCCGGTGCGCAAGGCCGTCTCAGGCGTGACCACCTCGCCGCTCGCGCTCGCCGCACCGCCTCGGAGGAAGTCGGCAACCCGCCCGTCCGTCAGGTCGCCGAGGAAGGCAGACTCCGTCATCGCCCGTGGGGCGGGCCCAGGCGCGGCAGAGGGTGCCGCAGCGGGGAGACCGCCGAGGGGGATGCGCGGAACGACAGGCATGATCACATCACCAGGATGCCGCGCGAGCGGTAGACGGAGACGGTGGAGACCGTCGCCGATTGCGTGGCAGCCCCCACCGCCATGGCGAGGGCGACGAGGGCGTCGATGCGGTTTGTCGCCTTGCGCTTCTCGAACCAGACGTTGTCGAACACGTCGGTTATGGCGACGGCCGACATCATCGCGGAGATCAGCACCGGCGATCGCCGCAGGCGGATGCGCTTCTCCAGGATCAGCGACTCCAACTCGCGGATGGAGCCAGGCATCCAGAGCCCCTGCGGTGGTTCGCGTCCTTCACGCCGCGCCGCCTCGAGCTGCTCGTCCGTCGGCCGGGCCCGGCGCTTACCGCCCTGCGGATGCTCGACGAAGTCGATCGACAGGCCGAGCGCGTCGCACTCCTCCTCGAACCGCTTGAAGGTGTGCCGGTCGTAGGCGACCTGTTTCAGCACGAACGTCGTCGAGAGCTTCGCCAGGTGGCCGGCGACGTGGTCGAGGCGGATCAGCTTACCAGGCGGGGCCTGGAGCCAGCCCTGTTTGACCCACACGTCGTAGGGAGCCTTGTCGGCGAGCGCCCGGGCCGACACCGTGTCACCCGGCGTGAAGGCCTCGACCCAGGCATCATACGTTGGCTTCCCGTCCGCCGTGACGCCGGTCGCCACCACGAAGGCCTCGGCCGTCATGTCCTTCACAGCCGAGAGATCGATGCCGCCGTAGACATCCTTGTCCGCGTGCTCCTCCTCCGGATCGAAGTCGGCGAGCACGGCTTCCAGAGCCTCGCGGCCCATCCAAGCCTTCTCGGCGTCGGTCCAAACGCAGAAGTGCAGGCGCAGGATGCCGTTGAGCTTGCCCGGCATCTGCCTGGCCTGGTCGACGACGCCGGCGAGATACGCCGTGGTGATGGTGACATCGAGCAGCGGGTTGGCCTTGGCCCAGCAGCTCGGGTCGTTGAGCGGGTCGTCGCCCGGATCGAGGGCACAGACGAAGCTGAAAGCCGTATCGTCCAGGGCCTCGCCGACATAGGCGAACGTGGCGTCGGGCTCGCGTGTGCCGGCGGCTACGCGAACGGCGTGCTCGTGCTCCTCCCAGCAGACCGAATTGCGATCGGTGCCGCTGTTGGTGATCATCACCAGAAGCGGCTGAAGCCGGAACTTGAAGCCGCGCTCCAGCATCTCCAGGACGCGGCCGTCGCGGTGCTCGTGCACCTCGTCGCACAGCGCCATGCTCGGGCGCGGACCCGACTGCCCATCCTCGGACGAGATCGGCCGCATGAAGCTCGCCGACTTGGCGTGCGTCATGTTCCAGACCGGGTTGGCACCCTGTTTAGAGATCCCGGCCGAGAGCTTGGGGCTGAGGTCCACCATCGCGACCGCGTCGCGAAACAGGACCATCGCCTGATCCTTCTTCGAGGCCGCGGCGTAGATCTCGGCGCGCTTCTCGCCGTCGGCAACGAGGCCGTACATGCCGGTCATCGCCGCCCAGGGCGATTTCCCGTTGCCCTTGCCCTCCTCGATGTAGGCGCGGCGGAACCGGCGCAGGCCGTCGCGTCGCTTCCAACCGAACAGCGAGCCCGTCTTGAAGGCTTGGCTCGGCTGCAGCGTGAAGGGGCGCCCTTCGAACTGGCCGCCGTTGAGCCGGCACACCGCCGGCCCGAACCGGATCGCCCGCATGGCCGCGTCGAGATCCCAGGTCAGTCCGCGTGCGGGACCATCGATCAGGTCCTGCAGATGCCGCCGACAGGCGTTGCGGACATGCGGCCCCTGGATCACCTCGCCGGCGACGACGGCCTGCGCCCATGCCGTGACCGGATCGACCTCGGGCGAGACGCGCTCACCGATCAGGACCGCGTCGCTATATGCCCGCGAACTCATCGGCTTCTTCGGGCTCGCTCTTCACCTTGCTGACGCGACCGCGGGACGAGGGGGTAAGACCCAGCTCGGCCGCCGCGCTGCGCACTTCCTTTGCGGCCCGGTTGGCGACCGCGAGGTAGGGGTTCTGCATCGGCACCCCGGTTCGGGGGGCCGGGACGATCGCGCCGTGCGCTGCGACGTGCTCTTCAGCCTGGCGCATCCGGATCAGATTGCGGACGTAGACCTCGACGGTGGCGCCGATCTCGCGCGACAGCGTGTGGGCGGCGCGGAGATCGTTGATCACCGCGTCCCACTCAGCCGCGTGTGTCGCGTCGAAACCCGGTGGCATGTCGGGCTCGCCCGGGGCCTTCGGGATGTCGGCGGCATCGGCGCTCAGCCCATAGGCTTCGAGCCGTTGCTCCGGTGGCATCGGCTTTCGGCCTCGCATCCCTGGCTCCTTTCACCACCAGCGCTTCGCCGCCGGCGCCCATCCTGGCGCGACCTCCTCCGTCTCGCCTGTGCCGAGGAGTGCCGTCGCATCCGCGTGGCGCAGCTCGGCGATCGGCAAAGGCTTGCCGCGCTCCCACAGCTCGTCTTCGAGGGTTCGCACCACACCGAACACGGCCGCATCATCTGACACGTCGAACTGCTCGAAACGGCGGTTTGCGTTCAGGTTCATCGAGCCGCGGATCACAGCCCGCCACCCGTCGTCCGTGGACACCGTCACGATCTTGGCGTGAGTTTTGGTGACCCTGATGCAGTCGAGCCCGAAGCGGGCCTGCATTTCGGCAACGAGCGGCATGTCCCGTTGCGCGCCTGCCCAATCCATCACGAGGCGGAAGCTCCGCACCCGCCCGTCGAGCAGGAACGCCGTCATCGCCTGTACCTCGTACTCGGCAATGCACCAGGTCCAGACCGAGACATCGGCCGGGCCCGTCCGCTCCAGTACGGCGGACGCCAAGTCGATGGCCGAGAACTGTCCCTTGTTTGTGCCGAAGACGTGCGCGCCGCGGCCCCATGGTGCCAGCGCTTCCTGCGCGGTGTGGAGCGCGATCGCTGCCTCGGTGTGCCGCCGCTCCATCGCACGCGCGGAACGCGGAGAGCGGAGCGCTGCGGGGTCGACACCGATGTCCGAGAACAGGCGGGGCGGTCCCTCGATACCCCCCCCTGTTAATTTCGGGTCTCTGTGCGGAAAGCTAAACAACCGGTCAGTGGGCCGATTGCCGCCAGACTTTCGAACCCCCCTACCCCTGGCCCCTTCCGAGGCGTCAGGAACCGACGGGCCAGCCGTCGCAGGCGATGGCGACGATGGGTCGGCCGCCGTTCTCCTCTCGCTGCTTGTCCCGGTCGTGGCAGGGCTTGCAGAGGGACTGCAGGAGCCCCTCCCAGAACTTGACCGGGTCGCCGCGGTGCGGGTCGACGTGGTCGGCGACAGTGGCGGCGACCACCAGGCCCCGGGCGTTACAGAACCGACAGAGTGGCTCGGCCGCGAGCTGCTGCTCGCGTCGCCGGCGCCACCGGGCGAGGCTGTACCAGGGCTTCCAGGGTCGAGCGGACTCGGCGCATCGGCGGTCCGTCCCGCCGTCACGCCGCAATGCCTCTTGCTGCATGTTCGGTGAGCCTCTGGCAGGCCACGTCGAAGTAATGGGCCGAGACCTCGATGCCGATGTACGGCAATCCCAGGTCGGCGCAGGCCTCGCCGATCGAGGCCGAGCCCATGAACGGATCCAGGATCGGCCCATCCATGATGCGGAGTAGATCCCGCATCAACCCGACGGGCTTGGCCGCCATGTGCCGCTTCGCCTTCGGCACCGCATAGCGGAATGCGCCGGGCACGACAGGCCCTGCCATCGATCGCGGCCCGTTGGTGCCCCACACCAGGTACTCAGCCTGATTGCGGTAGCGCCCGAGCGCCGGACGCGTCGCCTCAGTCTTGTCCCAGGGGACAATGCCGCGCCAGACGAGACCGCCGACCTGGATGGCGTCCGTGGTGACGGGCAGCTGCCGCCAATCCGTGAACGCCCCGAGGATCGCACCGGGCCGCATGGCGAGCCGGGCCCGGTCCATCCAGAGGCCAGACCATGCCAGGAACGACCGCTGATCGCGGTTGTCGCCGGCGAAGTCGGCATGGAGATGCCGGTGCTCGCTGCCCTGGTACTTCTGGCTCGGCGCCCGGGCGCGATCGCCGGCATGGAGACCACCGCTCGAATAGGGCGGATCGGCCAGCACGCCGCCGATCGAGCCTGGCTCGAGCGCGGCCAGGACATCGAGGCTGTCAGCTCGGATCAGCGTCGCCGACCCGATCTGGACGACTTCCCGGAAGCCGGAAAGCAAAGCCCCGTGCCGATCGCTCGACACGGGGCTGGTCGACGCGCCGGGAGCGGACACGTCGACGATCGGCGGCTCAGTGGCCGCCGTGGAATAGATTTCGCGCATGGCCTCGTGCAGGGTGCCCCAGCCCCTCGAGGGGTGGCGGGGTGATCGCCGATCCGTTTCCGGAGCGGCTGTCTGCGGTCATGCGTGGGTCTCATCCACGCGGTTCGGGGTGGTAGGAACACCCCGGCTCCCGCCTCTTTTCAGAGCAGGATCAGTCTAGGCCCGAACGGGCCGATTGGCGATACCGTCAGGCATCAGGTCCATCGCAACCTCGGCGCGGCCCGCCTCGTCGTTGACCAGGATGTAGACGTGCAGCTCGCGTGCCCCGGCATCCCAGGCCCGGCCGCGCCAGGCCGGGCTGGCACCCTCCGGAGCCATGGCGACGATGCCGCCACGCCCGTCATCACCACGCGAAACGGCGAAGGCGAGCCCGGCGCCGGCGCGCACGGGCCAGTGGAGGTCCAGGGGATGCACCTGGACGACGTAGCGGCGACCGGATCGGCCGCGCCAGCAGCTCAGAACCTCGCGGCAGCGGCGATTGCCGGCGATCGGCACCTCGCGGATCTCCGGAGGCGTGATGCGGTCGGTTCTCAGATCGCTGAGAGCCTGGCGCCAAGCGAGCTGGCGCCTCACCGGACGTTGACCCGCTTCCAGGTGCGCGGGCAGCTCTCGCACTTCACCCGTTCGGTGACGATGCCGCGGCACGTCGAGTAGCTGACCGTGCGGGCCATACCGTCGTCGTGCTGCTGCGGGCAGATGCAGGGCAGGCGGCGCTTGGCGATGATCGTCTCGCCTACGTCGACGTAGGGAGCTGCGACGTTGCCGGATCTGCTCATAGGCAGATCGAGCCGACGAGGCGGCTCAGCCAGTTCCGCTGCGCAAGGCGATGCTCGAGCATGCCGATGCGCGACTCCATCGAGGCGAGCCGCATCTGCAGCGCCGCCCGTCGGGCAGCCTCGGCACGGAATGCGGCCTCAGCCTCCTTGATGTCAGCCATGGCCCGCTCGACGATCAAATCGAGCGCGCGCGGCCGCTCAGCGCTCGCTTCCTCGCGATCAGCCACGTTTGTCTCCAGATTGTCGGGGGGCGTTAGAGGAAGCCGTCGCCGGCGTGGTTCCTGAACAGCTCGCCGTCCTCGATGTAGCCGAGGGTCGTCTCGAGCTTGGCGTGCCGCATCTGTCGGGCGGTGAGCCGCAGATCGGCGCCGGCGTCGCCGGCGGTGGTAGCGAAGCCCCGGCGCGGCGAGTGCCCGCCGATGCTGTCTGGATCGAGCCCCGCTGCCTCGCACCGGGCTTTGAGGATGCGCGCGAACTGGCCCGCGGTGAGCCGGTTCGGCGAGAGCTTGCCCCGGTCGGCCCCGCGGAACAGCGGGCCGTCCCGGATCTCGGAGGCCTTCAGCCAGGCGTCGACCGCGGCCGGCACCTTCAGCTTGCCGTCAAGCACCGAAACCGTCTGGCCCTTGCCAGCCTGGTCCGTCTTCGACCGCTGCAGCCGGATCAGCAGGCCTTTGCGGTGCCGCTCGACGTCGACGACGTCGAGGCCGACCAGCTCGGAGCGCCGCAGCGCCGCGCCGAACGCCAAGAGGATCAGCGCCCGGTCGCGGATGGCGGCGAGGTCCTGGCCGCGGATCTTGCGGATGACCTGGACGACCAGGTCGACGGTCAGGGCCTTCTTCTTGTTCGGCCGGCTCCCGAGTGTGTTGCGGATGCCGGCGAGGACCTGGCGCACATCCTCGCGCGCCGTCGGGGTGTCGTGCCCCTGCATCCGATGCGCCAGCGCGATCGCGGCGGTGCGCCGGTTGATCGTCGAGACGTTCCGGCCGAGCGTGGCCAGATGGGTGAGGTAGCGCGCGACCGTGAGGCCGAGCGCCGGGCAGGCCGTGAGGCCGTGGCTGGCGCAGAAGGCCTCGAAATCGCGCCAGTCGCTCTTGTAGGCCCGTTGCGTCGCGGCCGATCTGGACGCCGCCGCGAACCCGCGGACGGCCTGGTCGAGGCCCTGGAGCCCGTCGAGCGCTACCGCGCCGCCGGCGATCGGGGCTGGAAGATTATCGTGCATCCGATTTGGCCTCGATCGGGTGCGCGAGAACGGCGGTTATCGTGCATCCGCGCCCATCGGCGCCGAGCCGGCCCGGGCCGGAATTTCAGGGGGCGAATTGCCCCGCATCTTGGTATCGAGCCGAACCCCAACTGGTCGGGCCGGGCCCCGTCACGGTCGCGCCGCGATGGAAGGTCCGCCCCTCGGCTTCGAGCGAGGCGGCGATTGCCGCGCGCTTGGCCCGTTCGCGGCTCACAGCGTCGCGCTCTTGCTGCTCGGCGAGGAAGCAGAGGCCGTCGGCACGGGCCTCGAGGTCACCCGCCATCGTGCGCAGCTGCTGCGCGTCGGCGCGCAGCTCGGCCGCGAACGCTCGGGGATCTCGGCTCACCGCCGCGGTCCCCGCGTGTGGCAGACGATGTACTGGCCGCGACCGGTGATCGGCGACGCGGGCATCAGCCTCACGGCACCTTCCTTCCGATGGTCCTGCACGATGACGGCCGAATTGACCGTGAGCGATCCAATGCGCACGTCGTTGGCGACGCGCTGCAGCCGGCCGAGCAGCTCGTCCAGCTCGGCGTGCGGCTTCTCGAAGTTGCGGTCGCCCAGGCGGATGCGTCGGCCGTCGCGCACGAGCGCGTCCAGCTCGCCGGCGATGGCCGAGAGGTCGATCATTTTGATGCTGTGAGGCTGGCCCGGGCGCTCAGCCCGATCGGGCGGCGCGTGGGCTGGAAACGGAAACGCCCCGCGGCCGTGTCCGGCCCGGGGCGTAATTCCTCAGTCAGCCGAACTATAGCGGTTCGACTGCGCAGTCGTCAAATGAAGCGGGCCGGGCAAACCGATGGAGCCGACGCCCGACCCGCTTCGCCATCGAGGTGCCAACCAACCGATGGAGGCGCCCACCATGCCGCTGGCCGCCCGGCCAGACAAGTCTCGTCGGTCCCGGCCCATCGTGCTACGTTTGTTCCATGTCTCGCCGACGCTCGAAACGCTACCTGTCCGAGGAAGACAAACAGACCTTCCTGGCGAAGGCCGGCGAGCTGCGCACCGCTTGCATCGATATGCAAACACGGGGGCCGATCAACGACCCGTTCTATGCGTCCATCTCGAAGCTGATGGACGCGATCGACGGTGTGGCCGAGGTCGTGACCGGCGAGGGCGACCACTTCCACACCAAGAAGCACAGCGCGACGCCCTATCTGCAGGGCTTCGACGAGCCTCAGGCAACCGCGGCGGCAGAGCCCGCGTCGTTGGCAGGCTTGGGAGCCAACGGCGCCGGCCGCTTCGGCGGCGAGTAGCCCCACAGCTCGGCGAGTGTGCCGAGGCCGCGGCGCAGTCGATCGAGGGCGACGGCGTTGGCAGCATGGACGTTGTTGCAGCCGACCTCCCGGCCCGCGCCTTCGAGATCCGCCTCGAGGCAGACGACGGCGTTCACCACCTTCCAGTCGCCCGGGTGCATCGAGGATTCGGCGAGCCGCAGGGCACGCCGGTTCTTCTCCATGGTCTCGGATATCGGCGTGCGATTGGACGGGTGCCCGCCGCCAGTGCTGTTGAGGTCGTTCGCGGCGAACCCTGAGAGGCCGCCGAGGTAGAAGTGGCCGCGGAGCTTGTCGCCGGCCTCGAAGAGCTGAGTGTTGCGTGCCCCGTCGTCATCGAGGCGCCCGCGGGAATGGAGCCGATCGAGCGGCGCCGCGGCGAGTCGTATGACGCCGTCGATGCCGACCGGCGACGCCTTGCCGATGATTTGTGTGTGGCGTGTGCCGAGCTGCATCGCCACGGTGACGCCCGCTTGCATCAGACGTTCCGGCGTCGGGCCGTTCTCTGTAAGCGTGTGCGTGGGAACTTGCTTCAATGCTTCCCGGCCGGCGAGGGACACGGGCTTGGACTTGCGACGACCGGACACCGAAAGAACCCCCATCGAGGCAGTCTATGCCGCTGCCTGTGTCCGAGGGGTCGAGCCCGGTTGCACCACTGTCAAGAGTCCAAAACGGCTCCGCTTCAAACCACCAAGTTACTGTCGCTTTCCAACGACCGCTCAAGGTTCAGCAGCAAGGTAATCCGCTCTATCGCGGCTTGCCGGTGACGAAGCGCAGTGGTGTAGGGCAAATTGCGCCGCCGGCACACGGCGCGGAACGACTCGCCTTTTGCCTCACACCAAACCCACAGCTTCACCGCTCTCTTGTGCTCGGGATCTGCGACGAAGCGATCAGCCCACCGCAGTGGCTTGTCGTGCCAGGGATTTGGAAAGCGTCTGTCGGCCTGCTGCGCCATGATCATCCATCGCGCGACCTCCCCCTCCGTCAACGACATCGCCCATCACGCGCCCATCACTGCCCTTAACCAGTTGTAAATGGATATTCGGGGGTAGCAGTGAGGCGTCGAAGCGCAGTCAACCGGAGATGCGAACCTGCCTCAGAGCCACCGCTCGTCGATGTCGTCGGCGTTGCGCTCTGCGACCGGCTGGAACTCGTCGCCCTCGGCGAAGATCACGACGTCGTCCGGCCCGATCTCGCGCCGGGCCCGTCGATCCCAACGCTGATGGATGAACGCGGGGCCGCCCCAAATCCGAAAGGCGTTCCAGTACCGGTCATCCCGGAAGCCGACGTAGTGGACGCAGCGGGCGGTCACGCCGCACGCGCCCCGGCCGTCGGCGGATACTCGCTCGGGAAATACCAGCCCGGGTTGGCGTAGCCCGGCTTCGACGTCGCCGGGCACCGGCCCTCGCCCTGCGCTCGGCGGTAGCTCATCCAGGCGTCCCAGGCCGGGCTTCCCTCCTCCACGAACACGCGGGTCGCGGCGATCGGCGCCGTCGGCGCCGCTGCAGGGCGGGCGTTCTCGAAGCGGCGGGTGCGCAGCCAGGTGTGCAGGGCCTTCGACGAGCGGCCCGGGTGCTTGGCGAGGTGCGCGGCGTAGGCACTGGCCGCGCTCACCGCGAGATCCCGATCAGCCGCCGGCAGCGCGGCGAAGAACCGCTCGGCAGCCGACCGGTCGGAATCGAGGCGTCCGCCGGCGGGGAAGGCCGCCCACAACCGGCCGAACTGCTCGGCCGTGGCGGTGTGCCCGCTTGGTGGCGATCGCCCAGCAAGGGGAGGGCGCTCTGCCGGTGCCGTTGGTGGATTACCCCGGAATTGTTTTTCGACCGCGCCTCTCCCCCCGGCGGGGGGATGGGGGGAATCTTTTCTGACGGTTGAATCTGACGGATTCTCTATGGGGGTGACAGGGGAGTCACCCTCCCCGGTGACAACGCTGTCACCCTCCCCGGTGACGGACGGGCACCCCTCATCCGAAAGTTGGGGTGTCCCAAAGTCACCCCTCAGGCTACGTTCTGCCGGTCCTGCGCCGAATTGGTCACCCCTCGCGGTACGCTCATCCCGCCCGGGCACGTCCACGCCCGGCAGATGCAGGATGTAGCTGTTGGCCCGCTGTCGGCCGGACTTCGGGCAGTGCCCGAGCTGGATGGTGAGGACGTCGAGATCCTGGAGCACCCGAAGCTTGCGCTGCACCGAGCGCTCGGACTGCGAGCAGGCCTGCGCGAGCTGCTTGATCTTCGGGTGCGCCTCGCCGGTGTGCCGGTCGGCATAGTCGGCCAGCACCATGGCGACGAGCTTCGCCACGCCGTCGGGGATGTCTTGCTTGATGACCCAGGAAATCGCTTCGATCGACATGGCGGGCGCCTCTTGGCGGGCCCTTTCAGGCAAAGGTTGACCGTTGCGCCGCGAAGCCTGTCCGGCTCCGGGCACGCGAAAGCCCTTCGCCGGAATCGCGGGTCGCGCGCGGCGTCGGGCTGATCGGGGGAGGGGGCGGCTGCCATCCGAGCCCGCAGAAGCGGGCCAAGCGTCACCGATCGCCTGCCAAGGGGGGCCTTGCGCAGGGCGCGAGCGGGAGGCTGCGCGGAATCGCGGTGCGCTGCCTGAGGGCAAGCGGGCGCAGTTCGCCGATTCAGCGCGCGGCGGCAGTCATCGTTCCGGGGGAAGGGGAGGGGGGCCGCGGACGGGCGGTCGCAGGCGGGGACGCGGTCTCATTCCGCAGCCACCGCCATCGAGGGCGCGTCGACGTAGAGGTTGGTGAAGTCCGGCCGCGCCTGGCGCTGGAAGGCCTCGCCGTAGGGGCCGGGGCTCGCCGCGCGCACCAGGTCGAAGAAGCTGTCCGGCTTCTCGCTGTGCCGACCGGGCGCGCCCTCGAACACGTTAGGAAGGTCGGCCCGGGCCAGCATCAGCCCGCCGCGCGTGGCGAAGACGCAGTACTCGTCGAGGGTGCGGAAGTAGCGGCCCATGGAGAAGGACGCCTTCCGGAACGTCAGCACCTGTTTGAAGTCGTAGCCCCATCCCTGGACGAGGCGGATCGCCATGGGCAGGAACGGCCCGGGCGCGTGGCAGTAGATGTGCCCCTCGTCGAGCGACCAGCTCGGAACCGGCACCGCCGCGATCTCGGCCTCCGTCATCGTGGCGTAGGGCGGGCGCTGGTTGGGAGAGACGCTTTCGTCCTGCCAGGGTGGATCCAGCACTAGGGTTGCGAACCGGCCCTGCGCCGGTGCGAGGCGCCGCACCCGCTCGAGGTCGGCGAGACGACGCATCCGGTTCGAGGCGTCGTGGATGTTCTCGGAGCGCTCCAGGTACTCGACCACGGGCCCGAACAGCTCCGGGTCGCGCTCGGCCGCCTCGTAGATCGCGTTGCACTTTTCGGCCAGGACACCCGAGATCCCGGCGAGCCGGCCGATCTGCTCCCGCACTCGGCCGGTTTCGGGCCTGGGACCCCCGGATAATTTGCCGAGGGTTCGGCCGCTCCGGATGCGTTCCTCGGCCTGCGCCCGCTTGGTCGGGCCGAGCACGAGCCACAAATCTCGAATCTGCCGGGGGGAGAGACGCGCGCGGGAACGCATACGGACGCCTGCTAGGAATCGAATCGGATTCGGAGTCTCAGTCTGGCGGGAGGGAGCGTCCCGCCGGCCGCTCATGCGCGACGGCGCCCTGGAAGGCCGTGGGCCCGGTGCGTCTCGGGCAGGCTCATAGCGCCCCCCCGAAGCTGATCCCGCAGAACGACCACCGCCCGGTGTTCTCGGCCATCGCGGTGCGAACACGCGCCAGCTCACTCTCGAGATGGGCTTGGTCGGCGAGGATGCGCGCGCCGGCGAGCCAGCGCTCGTCGGCATCGGGCATCACGGCCGCCAGCAGCTCGGGCCCGTAGGCGATGATGCAGAGCAGGAAGTTGCGCCCGTTCGGCAGGCTCTCCCGCGCGAGCATCTTATCGACGCTATCGAAGGGGATCCCGGTGAGCGCCGCGCATTGCTCGGCCGGCTTGTGGGGGTGCCGCGCTCGAATGAAGTGAGCGAAGGCTTCCGGCCGCACGGTCAGGCGCCGTGGAACGGGCCGCGGCGTCATCCCGATTCCGCCGTTCGGTCGCGGCTCGGCCGACAACGATTCCGCATGCGGCAGAGGGGCCGCGGAGAACGGATCTTGCCCGGCCGGAAGCACCGCATCGAGCGCGGCCGTCAGAGCCGACACCGCCGCGGCGGCTTCGTCGGGCAGTGCCTGGACCCGTGCGAGCGCCGCGGCGAGCTGCGCGCCCACCGCCTCGCCGGCCTCGGCAGTGCTGCGCAGGGCGGCATCGGCATAGTCCGCCATGCCGGCATAGAGGCCGGCGATCCAGGACGATGGGGCGGCTTCGCTCATCGTGCCCTCGCCGCGATCAGAAACAGCACGGTTGCTGCTGCGGCAGCGAGGGAGAGGCGTCCGCCCTCGATCAGGGCGCGTCTGGGCCGACGGGAGCTGAGGGCGAAGTCGAGTCTTGCGATCAGCGGCAGCGCCGCGATCAGGATGCAGACGGCGAGGCCGACAGCCAGGATACGCATCACAAGGCTTTCAGGGAGAGACTTGGACTGGCTGCGGCCGTCGCAGGAACACGGCGACGTAGACGTTGAGAGTGGTCCCAGCGGTACCAGGCGCGAGCGCAAGATGATTCGCGCACGTCAGGCAGCCTTCCCTGAGTCGGTTGCCGCGTCGGTGAAGCCGAGTCGAGCAGCAGGAGCCGGCTCCACCATGCGCCAGAGGCTGTCGGGAGCCGACCGCCCAGCCTGCGCAAGTGCGCCCTGGAAGACGACGTAAGTGTTTGATGGGAAACACCCTCCCGCCTTCCAATTGGACACCACCGTCATGGAACGGCCGAGCAGCCGCGCAACGGCAGCCGTGCCGCCGAGCGCGTCGATCACATCACCTGTCGTCATGAGCGACTCCATGAACCACGCATATCCAGAAAATCTGGACGTTACAAGTTCGCGTAATGATGCATGGAGAGCCGTCCCCAGGTCGGGGATCATGCCGCCCATCATGGCGTCCCCCCCACGCGACAACGATATCGCGGCCTGTGGCCGTCGCTTGCGCTATTTGCGCTTGGCCGTGCATGGCGTCGATAATCAACGCCTGTTCTGTGAGGTCTACGGTTTTTCGTACACCTCATGGAATGCATACGAGCGGGGTCATTATCGTCCGAAGTCCGAAGAACTTCTGCGTATCAAGCAGAAGTTCCACGTTTCGACGGACTGGATACTAGACGGAACAATGTCTTTGCCTGTCGATCTTGCAGAAAAGATCGCCCGGGTTGAGGCGGAGGATCAGGCCGGGCAGGCAACTACCCCGCGCCGTCGCCGCTCCCGCGCGAATGGCGAGGCCGCCTAAGCGACACCAGTCGAACGGACAGATCGTCCATTCTGAACGCGCCGGCGCGCTCTTGCTTCAGGCCAAAGGTCGTTTCGATTATCTCTTGCGCATACCCGAGGACACGTATCGCCTCGTGAGGATCGTCGGGAAGGATCCCGGCGACTTGGATAGCCTGCCGTTTCAAAAACATCTCCTTTGTTCGGTCGGGCGTCTTGGGCTGTTTCATCCGGTGCTTCCGCTTCTTTATTTTGTTGCCCCGTGTACGGAATAAATACGCTACAACCTGGAAGGGCGAGGGTGCTCCGCAACCGTTCGCAGGGCTGATCGAAGCTACCATCCAGGATTTCTGGATATAAGGCTTGAGCATCCAGATTTTCTGGATATAGTCGGCTGTCGCTGAATGCGATGGAGCCCGGCTTTGCCCCCCCATGAAGTGCCACACCCTCACGCCGGCCGACGGGTGACTGTCGCGTCCGGCTCCTTCGCCGGCACCACGCCTGAGGTCGTCGATTGGTACGACCGCGCGACCGGTCGGCGGTGGAGCGAAAGCGGCGTCGAGGACTTCCGCACACACCGCTTCGCCTTCCGCGCCGCCTATGAGCGGCTGCCGCTCGATAACGAGGTGGTCCTCGTCCTCTTCCGGAACGGTGGAAGCGCTCTCCTTCACGCCACCGAACTAGGCGAGCCGGCCCACGCCCTCGCGCCGATCGAGCCGCGCTCATGAGCCGGCACATCCTCGTCGATCGCCCGAACCTTCAGGTCGTGCTCGGCTTCGACCACATGCTGCGGAGCTTCTTCGGGCAGGTGTTCAAGCCGGGCGATCGCCGCCGCGAAGGAATCGCCGTCGCCGGCTGGCCCACCAAGTCGGGGCTCGGCACGCGTCGACCGCCCCGACTGTGCGCCGAGCGCGATCTCGATCTGCGCTTGCTGATCGATTGGGCCCGCGAGCAGCAGTCCGAAGACGTGTGGGACGATCCCGACGCGTCTGCGCACCTGGCACGCCTGCGCTCAGCCATTCGCTTCGAGTGGGAGGAGGGGCTCGACTACGCGGAGATGCCGGTGCCCGAGGTGCTGCGGAGGCCGCTGCCATGAGCAACGCCGCCGACCTTCTCCCGGCGGACGTGCGCGGCGCCGCCACGGCGATCGCCAACGCCCGCGCCGGCCGCCGCGGCGTCCCGGCCGTGTCGAATATCCTGGATGTGCTGCCGCAGGATCTCTTCGCCGAGGTCGTCGAGGATGCCCGCGCCGCCATCCGTGCGGCCGACGCCGCCCGCCAAGCCGCTGCCAACACGCCGAAGCCGCGCGCCCGCGGCCCGCTCCGCGCGGGTGACGCCGACGCCCTGCGCCTCGATCTCGGTGCCGGCTCCCTCCTGATCCTTACCCGCGATCGCGCGAGCCGTGCTGCGGCAGCGCTCTCGGCCGCCGGCGCCGACTCCACGCTCCTCGAGCACGACGAGGCGCACGCCATGTGGGTCGCCGTTGCGGCCTGCCTCCGATCCTTCCCCGATGAACAGGAGCCGACGACGTGATCCAGCGCGACCGCATAAAGCCCGTCGAGCCCCTGGCCCGGCGCCTCGCCGGCAAGCCGGCCTCTGCCCGCGTCAGCCGCGGCGCGGCGCTCGCCGCGCTCCAGGCCGACGGCGAGTTCCCCTTCGAGGACATCGAGGCCTCGATCGACAGCGCCATGGCCCGCGCGGCGCAGCTCGTTGTCGTTGCCGCGTCCGACCGCCCATGGGCTCTTCGTCTCGGCTACGCCCGAGATCTCGTCTCGTTCTGCGTCGTTGCTGCTGGCATCGTCTACGGATGGGGCGTGCTGTCGTGAGCCGCCCGGCCGCCTTCGTCGCCGACCTTGTGAGGTGGGACGGTGGGTCCGCCGTCGATGTGGCCATCGTCGGCATCGGCATCGACCTCGGCAGCATCCATTACTTCTTCGAGCAGGTCGGGTTTCCGCCCGGCCTCGATCAGTACAACGCTGCGCCGGTGCTCGCCCCGAAGGTGCTGGTGCTGCCATGTCGCCGGGCTCTTCATCCGGAGCGCGACACGGACGTCGCCGCCGAGGCCGCGTTCGAGCTGTTTGAGCGCTACGTCCGCGACCAGCTCGCCGCCGGCGCGACGCCCGCGATCAAGGAAACGATCGCCCTGCGCCTCGCCGATCTGTCAGCAGCCGTCACCGCAAGCTTCGAGCTCTGCGAGCCAAAGGCGCCAGCCAATGGCCTATGACCTGATCCGCCAGCGTTACCCGA